CGTCAACTTTTCGAACAAGAACAAACCCCTGAACGCGAGTTTGAATATGGAGCGATGCTTGACTACGGAGATCGTGGTCAACTTCCTGTAGATATGACTATGGACCGTATTCTAGGCGAGGGTGCTTTGTTGCAAGGTCTTGTCACGGGAGGAATGGATTTATTTACTGGAGAGCGTCGAGAGGTTTTAGAGCCTGCGACTGTCACCTATAAAGACTTACCGGATCAGTTTAACCCCCGCACGGGTCAATTTGAACCTAGAATAGAAGAAACGATTACACCGGGACGGTATGGTCCTGTAGATAAAAGTTTTAAATTTTCCCCTGCATACCGGGGCATCACTTCTGCTGCTCAGTTCGTAGAGGACATGCTGCAAGATCCATCTAAGCGTCAAGAAGCTTTACAAATGATCAAGCAGTTCCCTGAGATACTGGGCAAACAAATTGACTTGAGTGTTCAGTCGGCTCTTCAAGGAGAAAGAGTAGTAGACCCGGAGACGGGTATGAGTGGCTTACCATCCGAAGCACTCCTCGCACCTATCGCGGCCCTCGGCGCAGGTCGGGCTGTGACTACGCTCCCAGAGGGCGAAGTGCTGGGTGTGTTCGGGGGCAGAAGAAGTAAAACGGGTGCTGAAAAAATACCGGAGTTCGAAGAAAAGGTTTTTGGCGGCCTTCCTGAGAAAAGGGCGGTTGCAGAAACCGGTGTCTTTTACGGCATGGATCAACAACCTCGTGTCAATTTAGGACCCGTTAGCGTCAAACAAGATGTTTTTCAAAGCTTGGATTTGAACGAACCTGACAAAATGGTTATTGGTTTTGAAGATCTAATATTGGACCACGGTCTAGATAATAGGATTTTAATCGAATACCCAGAAATGAAAGATCTGACGGTCAAACTGATACCACAGTTTAGGGACTATTACTTTGGGAAGGAGAGTGACCAAAGAACCAAAAATCTTGCAGATTACAATCTGGCACTGGGTCAGAGAGGCGAAATTCCCGAGGTGATTGCGCCTTTTGCTCGGAGCTTTTATGATGAAAGCACAAAGACACTTTTCATTCGTTCTGACCTTGAAAAGACTTCTGCTTCACCTGACCGGCAAACGAAAAAAATAGATGAGTTCAACAAGCAACTAGCATCTGCGGTTCAAAACTACATCCAGAAGGAAGAGGGTTTTGCGCCGACAGAAAGTCGTCAGGATGTTTTGTCTGCGATGGCTGATTCTCCCGATTTTCGCCAAGATGCACCGTCTTTGGTTACCGCCCGAGAGGCAGGCACCCTAGACGTCGTGGCCGCTCGAAAACTCAAACAAAAAGTTGAAGACTTCAAAGACAGCATACGGGATCAGACCTCTGCTTTTTATAGCGCAAAAGAAAAAGAGCATCGGGCCAATAATCCTGCATCAGAATTCAACGACCAGTACATCCTCGGTAATCTAAACGTTGCGCGTTTATCAGACCGCATCGCAGAAAAATTTATTCAAGACCCAAATGCAGAGGTGGATATCGGGGATTTTGGTTTTGCTTTGTCGAGTACATTACCCACTAACTACGTCTATGGGGAACAAAGTGTTTATGATTTATCGCGTCGGTTGCAGGAGTACACAACAGAAACCCCTGAAAATTTGAGGCGGCTAGCCAAGGAGGGAAATTTGCAGCCTTTCCTCGCGGGTCGGTATAGACGGTTAGCAGAAGATTATAAAGCGGCGGTATCTATCGGGGTCCCCGAGGAAGGCGTGGAAGCACCCCGGGGGCAAAACCCCATGAATGAAAAGCAACAAGCCGTTTACAACGCGATCATAACCACTGCGGATGGTTTTTTAGAATTGCCGAGTGGTCCCGCACTCGGCGATATTATCGATCAAAAAATAAAAGGTGGGGCAGCTTTAAAAGCCTACGAACAAGCTGGCGAGGCACAACTCCTCAATGAAATCACTGTTCCCTCCCTGATTCGACCGGGTTTTACTACAACGAAAAGACCCATTTTACCGGGACTCATAGAATCAAAAATGGCGCAGGAAGCCCAAGCTGACCTGGACACCACCTTCCTAGCAGAGATGATCAAGCGTTCTTCGGTAACAAATCAAGATGTAAACGACACTTTTTCTATTCTGCCCCCGGCGGCTTTGGTTGCTTATCGAGAAGGGGCGGAGCGACAAGAATTTCTGGGTGAGCAGGCTGCCAAAAAAGGTCTCGGACGTTACGACCCTAATAATCCATATTACTCAGAGATACTGAAAGCGGTTGACGAGGTGCAACGCAGATCGGGGACCCCCGAAGAATTTTCTCGGGATTTGTTGTCAAAAGTTGTAAACAACCCCGACGTTAACTTTACTAAGAAAGATTTCGATGCGATGGGTGTCGATGATGAGTTAGAAGCGGCAGCTAGATATATTGCAAGATACACTGATACGCCGGGCAAACTTGCGAAAGAAGATGTCCGACTCGCTCTTGAGACCAAAGACAGGCCTCTTATGGTTTTGGATTTGTCAGAGTCAGATCCCGCTAAAGCCTCTCGACATAATCACATGACATTATTTGCTGGTGACGAGCAGAAAAAATCACACAACGTTTTCCTGATAACCCAGCCTCCTCGGCCGGGTGATGATTTAGTTTATGCGGAGCCGCATTTTTCGGGTGCGAGTGGCGTAACAAGTGTCGATGACGCAAACGTTAGAATTCCTAACATTCTTACTCATGTCAGAACAACTGCCAGACAAGATGGCGATGATCGTATTCTTCTGATAGAAGAACTTCAGCCCACGGTATTTCAGAAAGGTGGACAAGCTCCCGGAGTTCCGATAGTAAAAAATCGAGAAAGCATTCAAAAACTTGCGCTTGAGTCCATGTTGTTGAAAGCGGCAGAACGCGGTGACAACACGATGGCTGTGTTACCCGGATACGGCGTGAAATTTGTCGAGGGGGTAGATAGAGACTACGGGCCGCAATACGATAATAAGATCCCCAAAGACTTAAAAAAACTAGCAAAAAAATACGGCGCGGTGTACGACGATCAAATACCAATTGCTTTACGCGAGGGTGATCGGGTAATTACCAAACAATATTTGGAGGATCTCGCGCAAACCGAAAGCAAAGTGGCAGAGCTTGCGCCAATGGCGGTAGAACTGTTTGATGAAACAACCGGCCAACCCGGTATGTACGTCATGGCTCGTGGAATACGGTTTTCGGACGATAAGGGATCTGAAATTTTGCAATCTAAAATCGGTCGGGCACAAGGCGGTGCAGTACAAAAATATGCAAACGGTGGTATGGTGAACAATATGAGAAAACCTGTTTTGTCCAGAGGCTTATCTGGTTTGCTGTCAAACTATACCAGCGGACCCCTAGCAAGAATGACTGTTCCACGTGAAACACCGCAGGGTATGTTTATGGGCGGTGCTCCCGGGATGCGGGACGTTGGGTTCAGAGGTCCACAGCGTATACCAGATATCGACATTGATCAGTCAGCCATTTCTGCTGCTTTGGCGAATATGGCACCACCACCGACAGCACAGACCAACGTTGCAATACAAAGCCCAGCAGAAAGATTGGCAACGACAACAGTCCCGACAAGGACAGCCGCCACGCCCGTCGGTCAGACTTTAAAAGGCCAAAGACCCACCGACTTTCTAGGTTTTGCAACCACTGAAGGGGTCGCGGAAGGACAAACACCGTTCGAACCCGGCATGTTGCTATATGAAGGCACTGACGTTTTGCAATCACCTACGGGTCCCACAGCAGAAGAGATTGCTGCACAACAGGCCGCTGAAGCGGCTGCCGCTCAAGCCGCAGCGGAAGAGGCTGCTCGTCTTGAGGCAGAACGACTTGCAGCAGAAGAAGCCGCACGGATTGCTGCTGCACAAGAAGCACAAAGAATAGAACAGGAACGTCTTGCAGCAGAACAACTGGCCGCTGAACAAGCCGCAGCGCAGGCGGAACAGCAACGTCAGGCCGAGGCTGCCGCCGCTCAAGCTGCTGCAGAAGCAGAGGCACAAAGGCTTGCCGAAGAAGAAGCAGCGAGACAACAAGCAGAATTACTTGCCCAACAGGAAGCCCAGCGTATCGCGCAAGAACAACTAGAAGCGCAGATTGCAGCAGAACAAGCCGCTGCTCAACAAACAGCAGCAGAGGTCTTGGCACAAGAGCAAGCCGCAGCGCAGGCTGCTCAAACACAAACGCAAGAGACTCGAGTAGAATCTGCTTCAGACAAAGTCCAAGAGGCCAACCAAAAACAAGCGGTTGCCGATGTGGCAAACCAAAATCTGTCTCAAGCCACTAACCAAGGTGCTGATTCAGCTACAATAGAGACTTTGACTCTTGATGCGACTCTGAAACAACAGGACGCGGACGCCGCTGCACTTGAGGCAGAACTGGCAGTCGCGCCAGATCCGACGCCTATTTATGAAGCTCCAACACAAGGCGAACTTTTACAGGCGGCTGCTGATGCAGATACCGGGCCTCTGTTTACAACGCCCACGGACCTTGGGACAGTCATACCCAGATCGACGCTGGGTTTGGTACCGCAAAGACCAACCGGTATAATGAGTTTCTTGGGTCAACCAAATTTTGATGTATCCGACGCCATAACTGACTACACGTCTGGCTATCCAAGCAGTCAGGACATGCAGTTCAGACGAACATTCTATCCGTTTCAGCAGGTGACAGAAGAGGAAGCACAAAACCAGTATATGGCCGATATATTCAAGCCGGTGGCTGACATGTCACAGTTTCGCCCTGCACTGACGTTTGGAGAAAGACAGCAGACAAGAGAAAAAGGCTCTGGAGTTGGGTTTCAACAGGACGTTCCCGTGGGTAACGTGAATACCGGCCTACCAGCCTCTGCTCCAGGTCAATACGGGTTAGCTTCCAACGAAATGTATCAATGCCCAGAAGGGTATAGTTTGGCGTTTGAGGGTGGACAACCTGTCTGTAAACTGATCGGTGGTGGTGGACCTGGAAAGCCCAGAGAAGTTCCGCCGGAAAAAATTACGCTGGGTCAGGAGGGTAGAGGATAATGGCTAACGGTGACACACCCCAAGTATCTCTGATGGACCGCGAAGGCGGTATGTTGTCAGACGAAGACATAGAGGCGGTCGAGGTAGAAGCACTACCCAATGAAATGTCACGGATCACAGACATTGAAGGCATAGAAATCATCCAAGAAGAAGATGGTGGTGTTTCAGTTGACTTCGACCCTATGCGTAGCAGGGACCGTGAAGACGACTTTTATGACAATCTGGCGGAGTTTTTGCCGGATTCTGTCTTGGCTCAGGTATCAAACGAGCTTTCTGACCAGTATCGATCCAACAAAGCATCCCGACAGGATTGGGAAGATGCATACTCCAAGGGCCTCGAACTGCTTGGTTTCAACTATGAAGAGAGAACA